CGGACAAAGTACCAGACCTCGCAACGCTCGACTCATTCCGGTGGATTGAGTGTTTGCTGAGGAACTCACCGAGAGGACGGTCGAAGCAGATTAAAGACATATTGAAATGAAACTCCACGAACTACCACCAGACCACCGATTGCGGAACATAGCGATTCAAGACATCGACGTTCGAATCCAGTGCCGTCACACCGGATCAACGCGAGACCCGCGCACTTGGAAGATCAAATCGGACACATACAACCGGCTCTGTGATAGCTGGCAAACCAACTTCGACTTCATCGTCCAATGAGATCCGTTCAAGACATCCAGAAAGAAGGCTCTGGTCTTAAAGTACTAAGCCGCAAAGACGTTGGAGAAGCAGCCAGAGCAGCCAAAGCTAAGAAGACAGAGTTCACTAGCTTCTGGACCAGAAAGAGGGGCAAAGCAACTAAATGAAACAATCAACATACATACCTTTGCGCGGTTACATACCACACGCAGTTGTATTGGAAGTACTAGAAGACATCAGCAAAAACAAAACATACAGACAGATCAAAGAAGACTATTCAGTTAGCTTAGGTTGGATTCACAAAGTAAGACACAACAAGATTAGAAAATGAGCATACTAACCAAAATCGGAATAACTAAAGAAGCAATTGCAAGATTGCTTGGGGTACACAAGACTGTTGCAGTTGAGAAACCAGAATGGAAGCCGCTCAACAAGACGGCAAAGCGCGGTCGTGGACGACCCAAAGGTCAGAAAATCCCGCAATGGGTCGTTGATGCGGTTAAGACCTCCCACAAGAGCTTCACCGCAAAGGAACTGTCCAAGAAATACGGTGTTTCTGATTACTGGGTCTGGGCTGTTCGTAACAACAAGTTCAGGAAGTAACCTAATATCAAGCGAGTGTGTCTTGATTAAGTTCTAATTCTATGATTCTTCAACATTGTGAACATCACACAGCACCAACGTCGAGTCATGGCGATTGGATGCAGTCATGGAAACAGAGCCAATCAAGATGCACTCGCTGCGGTGCTTTTGTTCCGAGAGAGATTCAAACCGCACGAAGTAATCCACTTAGGAGACGCATACGATCTTGCATCATTGCGCAGCGGCTCACTCCGCGACCCTCAAGACTCGGATCAAGCCGATGATTACCTCGATGATATCCAAGAGGGAGCTAAGTTTCTTGATGAACTAAGACCAACGGTCTTCACAATGGGAAACCATGATGAGCGAGCAAAGAAGTATCTCAATCATCATAACGCTGTTGTAAGAGGTTTCGCTGAAGCTGTATGGGAACGAATGCTAAAACCAATTGAGAAACACTGTCATACGTTTATCAAATACAATGACGCTCTGGATAGGTCATTCTATCGGTTGGGCGGATTTAAGTGGGGACACGGTGTGTTGTTTGGTGAAAACTTTATTCGTGATTCAGCCGAGACATTTGGTAACTGCGTTGTTGCTCACGCTCACCGAGCAGGTCAAGCGACTGGTCGCACTCAATCAAATCCGATTGGCTTTTGTGTTGGAACGCTTGCAGACATTCCTGCAATGGATTACGCGAGCAAACGACGATCAACCCTAGCTTGGTCTCATGGTATAGTTTTTGGGGAATACACAGAAAACTCAGCGCAACTTTACTTGCACCAATGGCCGCAAAACGAACAGAAATGGACTCTGCCGAGCTTTTAAGACAGCTTAGGCTTGCAATAGCCAACCAGCCAGAACCAGTCCCAGAAGGGTTTAAGACCGCTGGACAGTGGGCTGACGAGTGGGGAATCACAAACAACGCTGCCGGAATTGTACTTAGTCGAGCATTCAAGAAGGGTCTGGTTGAAACCAAGCGGTTACGAGTTATCTCTGGCAGTCGCGGGGTCTATCCGGTTACCCATTACCGTCTGATAAAATGAAATACAGATCTAAAGCCAACCCATCAGTCATCGTCGAATGGATCTCAGAAGCGCAACTGCGGATCGCTGAGACTAAGAGGCTGGCGGTAATCTACCGCAAAGACGGCATTCTCTACGTCAGACCCAAAGCCGAATTTTTCGATAAGTTCAAGCTGGACGAAACACCGATTCCGAGTTAGGACTTCATCTGTCGATGCGAGCCGTGAGAAGCCAACATCGACGCAAAAGATAATCCATGTTCAACCATTTCGATCCCCCTCGTACCGTGTATGTCCCGTTGATTATCCGGGAGTTCTCACCACGGTGCGTAGGGGGATTTTGGCTTCAACATGACATACTCAGAAAAGCTCCAACATCCGCAGTGGCAGAAAAAGCGACTTGAAATCATGTCCAGAGACGGTTTTCGGTGCGTTAAGTGCGATTCAGAAACCAATACGCTGACCGTTCATCACTTTTACTATGTGACCGGCAGGATGCCTTGGGAATACCCAAAGGGATCAATGGCAACGATGTGCCGCAATTGCCATTTTGAAGGTCACGATAATTCATCCTTGTTTCCAAGCTTCTTCACATCTTGGGAACTATCAGCTTGTTACGAGATCAAGCGTCAGATCGAACTGAGCAAACAAGAGATAGCTCACGACGCAGGAGTTCTGTTCTGGGTCGAAAAAGCTTCCCAAGAGGCTGGATGGCCTCCGTTTGAGGCAATGCACCTTCTGAAAGAATCCGCAGAGTTCGGAATCATAACAGAAGAATGGCTTTATGATCTTGTTAAAAAGGTCGTCGCAGCCCGAAAACAAAAAGCCCTGAACCAATGAGAATAAGAACAATCAAGCCGGAGTTTTTCACACATGAAGGACTCTTTGAAGCTGAGGCATCAACCGGACTTCCAATTAGAATTGCGTTCGCTGGCTTATGGTGCGTTGCAGACCGAGAAGGCCGTTTTAAGTGGGAACCAAGACGCATTGGGGTTCAGATTTTGCCTTACGATGGAATAGACTTTTCACGCGTGATGGACGCGTTGACCACGCGTGGTTTCATTATCAAGTATCGCGTAAACGACGCGTGGTTTGGGTGCATTCCAAGCTTCGGAAAGCATCAAGTCATCAACAATAGAGAATCAGCGTCAAATCTTCCAGAATGCTCAGCAAATGATGCGTTTTGCGAAGAAATTGACGCGTCATCCACGCGTGAGTCACGCGAAGACCACGCGGGTAAAGGGGAAGGGAAGGGAAAGGAAGGGGAAAGGAAGGAAGGAGATTCTCCCCAACCTAAGCATGACCCAGAATCCGATTCGCTTCGCTCACGGATTAACAAATGGTTTCGCAGACGCGAAGGAACCGAATGGCAAGCCTCAGAACTTAAAGCTCTCAAGTCTGTCGTTAAGCTCAACACCCAAGAGTCAGACCTTCAGCTTTTGGATGCTCGCTATGAGTCCAAGAACAAGTATCGAAGGAAGGACATTCTAACCCTGCTCAACAACTGGAATACCGAGATCGACCGTTGCAAGTCCGGTGACGATGACTCGCAACAATCTCTCCCCATCCAATCCAACGGATCGTCCAAGTTGGATGAAGACATTCGGAGCTACCTATGAACGACGTTTTTTCCGCTGAAGACGATGAGTTTGGTCTGATTGGATCGTGTATCTCTGGAGGCAATGACGTTTGCTTTGATGCATTCGCTGAAGTTCCAACAGAAGCAATCCAGCACTTCCAATTACAAAAGACATACGAACTGATAAAAGGTCTAGCATCACAATCAAAGCCGGTATCACTACCGGAGTTGATGAAAGAATGGAAGCGAGTCTATCAAGCCGAAGCAGTCCCATTTGAGACTTGGAATCGGTGCGACGAACTTTGCCCATCACCAGCGAGTTATCCGATGTTCGCCAAGAGCGTTCTTGAGGCTCATTATCGAAGGCAGCTCAGATTCGCTGGAGACCGTTTGATTCGGGAATCCGCTGTCTCCACCCTCTCCGTCGATCAAATCGTCGCTAATGCCGAGTCTGGCCTCACCGTTGAGGTCTCTAAGGAAGCAGTCCAAACCTCAAAGACCATCGTTGGCCGTTTCATTGACCAGACCCAAGAGCGGTTTGAGCGTAAAGGACAACTCAGCGGAGTGACTTCGGGCTTCCACTGGCTCGACGTTAAGACCGATGGCTTTCAGTTTGGGGAACTCGCAATCTTAGCCGCTAGACCTTCCATCGGCAAGACTGCAATGGCTATTGCCATTACAGAAGCAGCAGCGGTACGAAATAAGATTCCGACTCTCTTTGTATCACTAGAGATGTCCGACGAGTCTATTGTTAGACGCATGGTCTCAAGTGTTGGATCTATTCCAATGCAAGAGATCCGAACCGGAGAGATGACCGAAGGCTCTTTCCGCTCAATGGGTGTGGCTTCTGGCAAGATCGCGAACAGTCCGCTCCATTTTGTGTCTGGTTCATCTGCAAACGGAATCGCATCACTCACGGCAATCATCCGTCGATCCGTCCGCAAGTGGGGAATCAAGCTGGTGGTTATCGACTACCTGCAGAAGATCCACGGATCCAAGGCAGCAGAGAAAAAGACATACGAGATTGCCGAAGTCAGCGGCAAGCTCAAAGCCATCGCGGTAGATACTAAGACGGCAATCGTCGCACTGGCTCAGTTGAACCGCGAAAACGAGAAAGATAAGGGACGCGCCCCGAAGCTCACGGACATAGGCGAGTCAGGACAGATAGAAAGAGACGCTGACCTAGTGTTGCTCCTCAACCGAGACCGCACCCAGCCATCCGGTGAGGCTATAATTGCCATCGCCAAGCAACGCGACGGTGAATGTGGAGTCGTCAAACTCTGGTATGATGGGCAGTTCTGTCGATTCTCAGACTCCGGTGTAGATACTTAATCCCAACGATAGGTTGACTCCATAAACCATTGCTGTAAACTCACCAACGAAAGCAAGAAACACCCACAAACACCATGCAAACCGGTAAGATTGACGTTACAAAGATCGACAAAGCATTCCTATTCAAAGGCAAAGCTGGAACGTATTTGGATATCGCACTCATCCCCAACAAGTCTGGCCGAGACCAATACGGTAACGATGGAATGATTGTGCAGTCTATTAGCAAAGCCGCACGACAAGAAGGTAAGAAGGGTCCGATTCTCGGCAATTACACTGATATGGAACGTAAGTCAGAACCTCAAGCTAAGCGTGTTACCGCTAACGATCCGCTTGGACCTGAAGATGACATTCCCTTTTAATACCATTAACACCCATGACTAACACAGAAAGCTTCTGGGAAGATCCAGATACAGACACTCCACGTTGTGACCTAGAGCAGAAGCGTATTGAAGGACAGTTCCCGCCGCATCTCACTACCTTAGCAATGTCTTTCGCTCGACGCTTAGAGCGTGAGCTTAACGAACAACGACGACGCATCTATGATCTAGAGGAAGAGCTAGAGCGTTTGACTCTAGAGTAATATGCATCACAAGCGTTATCTGCATAAGAAGATGGATGTTGATGGTATTAAGAAGGAGGACACGCTAGACATACAAGCTCGCATCACTCTTCTTAATCTAGCTCCATCCATTGTAACCAATGCGATCAAAGCTGGCTGGATCTCATACCCTGCGAATGCATACGTTGATCCTGAAGAGCAAGACCTGACCGAGTGGCTTAAGAAATACGACTGCGAGAAGGCGTACAACCTAAGACAGAAGGGCATGACTTACCGTGAGATCGGCAAGCTGTTGTGTGTGGGTATTGGTAGGGTAACTGAGATACTAAGACACGGTGAAGATATTGTGGTGAATCGTAAGCTTGATGCATTAGGTGTTAAGCCTATTGATCTGCCTAAGAAATCCACAGTTGCAAAGCATTCGACACTAACTAAGCCCAATACCAAGACAAAGAAGTGAACCATGTCAGAGCGTATAGCATTACCTAAAATACACCGTCTTATCGTCATTGTAACGGGCATTCTCACTATTCTAGGAGGCTCCCGCTATCTATAGATACGCTGGTGATCGCGCGGG